AATCGTGCGAAGTCATGCGTTCGCCCTCGCCAGCTTCGCCTTCGCTTTGCGCAGGTTCGATTTGCTTCGCGTGCTTTGGCGAATGGCGTATGCAAACTGGCGCGTTTGCAATTCCCAAATAGCGAAGTACCGCGCGGCTTCCTTCGGATCACTGAATATCAGCGGGAAACTTTGCTTGTTCATTTCGGGAACCCGCGTAGACCTAGCGCCGTTTCCTCTGCCAGCAGCGCGTTGAATGCTTCCATAGATTTTTGCTTCGCGGCAGCCGCCATCTGTAGCTGAATTACTGACTTCGGATGCTGGCGACACCACATCCGCGCTTCGTAATACTTCGCCCGCGCATCAAGCCACGCGTCTTCGTAAGACTTCAAACTGCGTTTTTTCACTTCGCTAACCTCCTGATTTCTTCTTTCAACTTTGGCGATGCCAGCGACCACAGCTCGCGCTTTCGTTTCTGGTCAGCGCGACTAAGCATTTCCGCCCAACGCGGCGCGATGTACGCGCACCATGCCGCGTAATCTTTTCTGTACAGATTCGCTTCATCGGCGTGATTCACGGGCCGATGACGCCGATGTATTCGCGCACCATGCGTTGCGCAGCCGCGCGGGTGACATCGCAAAATTCAATGACCTCCGAAGGCCTAGGAATGCGCCCAAGATTCTGCGCAAGACGCGCGAACAGCAGCCATTTCCTAATCCTGCTCACATCCCTTCTCCCAATGTCGGCAACATTTCGGCTAACCGTTTTCTGTTTGCCTCCTGCTGCTCCGGTGTGATGTGCTTGCGTTCGATGACCGCAGGCAGGTGGCTTGATGGCTTTGGCTCAAGGTTCGCGCCGCCGCCAAGCTCGTCATCCCATCGCTCTTGCGTGAGGTACGTCGATGCGTGCGGGATGAATCCACCACGCCACTGCTTGTCCCTGGCGATGCGGTTGCGAACGTCGGCAATCAGCCTGTCGGCAATTCCATCCAGCTTTTTCGCAGCCCACTTTGCGCGAGCCGTTTTCTTCCCGCGCTTGATCGGGTAGACAGACCAAAACTCGGGAAATCGTGCCGCTTGCGGCACATGCTCTTTATCTTTGCTTTTATCTAGTGCTAGTGCTAGTGGGGCTAACTCGGTTAACTCTGCTAACTTTTGTTTACCAGTGTTTACAGATGTGTTTACAGAATCTTGTTTTTCTCTGTAGTTGCGCATGTATTCGCGCATGTATTCGGCACGTTCTTCCTTGTTCCTAACGGCTGCATACTTGGCGTGGTTCAATAGCCGCCAACCGCCGTCAATTTCCTCTATGCGACGCCCTTCATGCTCCTTTGTCCTGCTGTATGGGTCTGGCGCGTAGAACGTAGCCAATGCGCGCTCAGTGTCATCCATGCTGATATTCGCGCGTCTAGCCAACCCCGGAACCGATCCAAAAACCTCACCATTCGCGTTAGCCATCGCCAGCATCGTTACCCACAGCCAACGCGTAGCTACAGGCTCGCTGACGATGGTCGATTCAGTAATGGACGCGAATAGCTTTGTGTATGAATCGCTCACGCAGCATCATCATCAATGAAAAGGTCGGACTGCGTGATTTCCTTCTTTTGTCCATTCGCCGCAGCCTCAGCGTTGCGTTCGGCTTGCACAAAGAATTGCGGCTTCAGTTCCGCGCCCATGCCATAGCGGCCATGAAGAATGGCAGAGTAGGCTTCGGAACCAACACCAAGGAATGGCGTGAATACGCGCTCACCGGGATTGCTACGCATCACGACGATGCGATCGCACACATCCAACTGCAATGGATGGCAGTGCTTTTCTTCCTGGTCGCTACCGTCTCCCGATGGCTCAAACGGAAGTACACGTCCCATGCGAATGTCTTCCCAGATTGACGACGCATATCTGCGCCAGATCCAATGACTAAAGCGATTCTCCTTCTGGTCGCCGTCAAATCCACGCAACGCGCGTATGTGCGCCGGCATCTTGGAATCGTCTCCAGCATAGTCGAGAAATCCGACCGGATGCGCGACAGGAATTTTGTTCTCCCCTTTCTTGCGAAAGATCAAGATTTTGTCCGCCGACGCCACTCCGCAGAAAACAGAGTCTTTCACCGCGGTCATGTGCGCGAGGTTCTTCTGCATTGTGCGGTTGCGAACCCATAGTGGTTCCTTCCATACCGCATGCTCGGCGATGAAGTCGAAGCCGCAGGATTGATGTAGCCGGATGATGTCGCCGGGGAAGTCGATGTACCCGTCTTTGCCCGTATTACTCGTCGGCACGGGCATGCAATGCACGGCAGTACAGCGGCCTGGCATCGTCAGGCGCGCGATTTGATTCACGACGAGGCTGTAGTGCTCGAAGAACTGCGCGTAGTTCTGGCAGTTCGACAAATCACGTTCATCGCTGCTGTATGTGTAAAGGCCGCCAAACGGAGGCGAATACATCGACAGGTGAACCGATTCATTCGGCAACGTTTCCATCACGTTCACACAGTCGCCATTCCATAGCGCGAACTTGTCTGTGACCTTTTGCGCAATTACACCGCCCATTGCGGAAGCTCCATAGGTACGTTGAAAGACTTCGCGGCAGACACCGCGATAGCGTTGTTCATTTCGGAAACGAGGTTGCCGAACATGACCATTGCGGCCTCGGCTTTTCGGGATAGGTTCTGCATCACACGGCGTTCGCCCTCTGTAAGAACAACATCTACTGTGACGGGTTGCGTTTGGCCGAAACGCCAGCAACGACGCACCGCCTGGTAGTACTGCTCGAACGAATGCGAAGGAAAATAGGTGACGTGCGCGCAGTGCTGGAAATTCAATCCGAGGGCGCCGATCTTGGGTTTCGTCACAAGAACGCGAATGTCCCCGCCGATGAAATCCATGAACCGGCGCTCTTTCACCTCGTCAGAATGTGCGCCGGATACCTGCTTCGCGCCCGAAATGATCCGTTCTAGGTAATCCGCCTCATCGTTGAACTGGCACCAGACGAGCGCGGGCTTTCCATGGTTCACCAGTTCCGCGACCAGATCACAACGCTCCTTGATCGTGCGCTTCTTTTCCTCGCGTTGCTCCGGCAGCGTAGCGGCCGGCAAATTGAAAAGCATCCCATTAGCGAAGGATTCGGGCGTGACAATGTGTTGGTTTTCAACCAACGCCGGCAGCGTCAGCAAGCCATCATCGAAACCCAGATCGGACGGCTTGCGCATGGCGCGCGCCCACGAACACACCCACCGCCAAAACGGTTGCTCGGCATGCCCCTTGAACCGCCACTTCGTCGCCTCTCCGTACATGCGGCGCTGCGCGATGTTGTTTTGGTCATTTACGAAAAACCGGCTCAGCATGTCAACATGGCCGAGATAGCCAAGGGCTTCCGACGATGTGCCGAGTTCGATGTAGTCGTTCGGAGCCGCCGTAGCCGTAGTGAGCAGTCGATATGGAACCTTCCGCATGAAGTCCGTGATTTCCGCCTTCCGCGCACCATCGAACGATTTTAGGATCGAACTTTCGTCGCAGACGACGCCAGCAAAATCAGCCGGGTTGAAGTTCGCCAACCGTTCGTAGTTCGTGACAGTCAATTTCTTCGGCGTCGATCCGTCCGAACTGCGTGCGGCTGCGATGCCAAACTTCTGCGCTTCGAGAATCGTTTGGGCGGCCACCGCCAAAGGCGTGAGGACGAGTACAGGTTTATTCGTGTGCTCGATGACATTCTGCGCCCATGTCAGGAACTGGACTGTCTTGCCGAGGCCGCAGTCCTCGAACAGCGCCGCGCGACCCTTGCGCACTGCGTACTCAACCATCGCGCGCTGAAAATCGAACAGGCACGACGGCATGAACGTCGGCTCGAAACCGTGGTCAGCGCCCTCGTGCGTCTTGATGCGCAGAAAAGCGTCATAGTTGCCATCGTTCATGGCGAAGGAATAGCCGTAGTAGCTCATCCATCACCCCTCAGCCACGCTTCGCCGATTTCGCGGTGTTGCGTGCAGTACCAGCGCGACAGTTGGCTGGTCTTGAAATATCCCCACGGCGCGTTGTCCATGCCGCACTCATCGCATGGGTGAATCAGAACGCGCGCGCCGGTGCGCAGTTTGCGGATGGTCGCCATCACTTCTCCCCCATGTATTCTACCAGGCACGACTCGCAGTACCGTGCACGCGCACCATTCGGCAGCACAGCGCACGGCTCGCCGCAGTCTTCGCTGCCGATGTCGCTCACTGAGGCGAAAAGATCGCCGCTTACTGGCTCAAAGGTCATTGCTCCACCTTCTTTTCCTCTCCACGATAGGCCACCTTCCGCCGCTTGTGCTTGGCCACGCCGTCCTTCTGCGGCGCTTGGCCGAAGACATCGCTGCGCAGATCGTGGCGAGTTACGACCCCGTTCGTAGCGTCTTCAACTGCGATGCAGCGGGTAGCCGGAACTGGCCTGGCCCCTTTGAGCCACTGGTATACGGTCGGCGGCGTGACACCGATCATCTTAGCGAGCTTTGCTTGTCCACCGACTATAGCTGTCGCATCTTTTATCGTTTTCATTGCGGCATCATATAGGCATTGCCTAGTCCATGTCAATAGGCCACGATGCGGCTTTTTCATGCCCGCCGATCTGGCCGGGAAAGTATAGCAAAAAATCTAAGCATTGCCTATTGACAGGGTTAGGCAATGCTTATATGATTCGTCCGATCGCCGCCACTGCGGCATGGGAGAACACGATGAACCAACAGCAGCAACCAGCCTTTGCAATCCGCAACGCAGTCGCGCACCGCTGCAACGCGCTCGGCCTTGAGTTTGCCGATCGCAACGCCTGCGAAAACGCCGCCCTAGACATGTACTGGAGCACCGCCGCATCGAACGCGCGCTGCATCGAAGTCGGCGTTGAACTCGCCAGAAAGATAGCGCGCCAGCGCGAGCAGGTGGCGGCATGAAATCCTATGCACGCGCCCGCGCCGACTTTTACGACGATCCGCCCGACCCAACGGACGAGCACCTTGCCGCCGCGTTCGCCAAAGTGACCGGCGACACGGACGCGATGATTGAGCGCATCGCCAACAGCGATAACGCAGCAATGTACGTCAAACACCTTCTTGACACCTGCCCAGCGTTTCGTGCTGACATCGAAAATTGGTACGCGGACAAGATCCTCGAAACCGCGCAGCAAATCGGGATCGACGAGTTTGAAGGATCGTGGCAAGACGCACGCGAAGCCGCAGCGGAGTCCGCTGCTGAATCTGCGGAAGCGCGTTACGCGATGTTCTGCGGATCGCAACGGCAGCAAGTTCCGGTATCAGTGGAAACGCACAACGCCTTAAGCGCGCCCGCGCCGCCATCGCTAAGGCTACGGGAGGGCAGCCATGACCTGCAAACGACATGGCGGAAGTGAAGGTAGTGTCTTTTGCAAATACTGCGATGCCGAAACTATCGAGAGGTATGCCATGAACAAAACCGAAATTCAGGCGCGCATTGAGAAGTGCGAATCCGATCTTTCCTCTCTCAAGGCAGACCTTGCCAAGTGCGATTGTGCCGAGGGGATCGAGCAGGAGAAGTGCTGGCATGGAATTATTGGCCACGAAGGATATGTAAACACTCTCTATCCGGGGACAAG